GTTGGAAATGTATAACGAGGTTTGGAATGACGTTGACAAGGAGATGGAGTGTGTGCCGATTGCTCCGCGTTCATGGTTGCGTCAACCCGACCCTACGGTTCCGTATGCCACTTTGATGGCTTGGACGTTGGATGACCTTCTGTATTTTGGGCGCGCATTTTGGTTTATTACCAGTCGTACAGCCGACGGTTTTCCTGCCTCATTTACGCGTATTCCTGCAGGCTCTGTCAATACTCAAGATCAGTCGGGACCAGTGTGGTATGCACCTTCTAAGGAAGTGTATTTTCAGGGCGGAATGCTTGATCCGAACGATCTTGTGCAGTTCATTAGCCCGGTACAAGGAATCATCTATCAGTCGCAGACCGCTATTGAGACAGCGTTGCGTGTAGAGGCTTCGCGTTACCGCAACGCCGAAAGCCTTTTGCCATCGGGTGTTTTGATGCAGACGGGTGGTGAACCCCTGTCGGGTCAAGAATTGGCCGACCTTGCGACCGCGTTTAACTCTGCTCGGGTTAATAATCAGACTGCAGCTCTTAACGAGTTTCTTAAATATGAGGAAACTAAAGCACTCCCTGACAATATGTTGATGATTGAGTCAGCAGATTTCAGCGGAAAAGAAATGTGCAGGCTTGGCAATATCCCGTTTTATCTTGCAGGATTTGACATTGGTAGTTACCAATACACCACGTCGGCGGGCGCTCGTGAGGACCTCTACCTGTTTGGGGCGCGCCAATATCTTGACTGTGTGTCGCAGACGTTGAGCATGAACAATGTTTTGCCTCGCGGAACTTATGTCCGCTTTGATATTGACTCCTACCTTGAGTCAATGATGTCCGAAGAAATGCCAACCGAAACACCAACAAATACAGCCCCAATGCAGGAGTCAAACTCATGAAATTAACTTTATCCGCAGGTTTTGCAGTTGATGTTGAAGCAGCAGCTGGTGAAGCACCGACGCGCACTATCTCTGGTATCGCAGCCCCATACAATGTGAGCGCAACCGTGAGCGATGGGACTTCGGTGCAGTTCGCTCCCGGCTCACTTCCCCTTGACGGTAAAGCACCGAAACTGTTTATGTATCACGACTCTTCGCAACCTGTCGGCCTTGTAACTTCACGCACCGAAACCCCCGAGGGAATGCTATTTACCGCCAAGATCGCGGATACTCCAGCAGGCAACGAGGCATTGCAACTCGCCAAAGAGGGTGTGCTGGACAATGTTTCGGTTGGTGTAGATGTTGTTACTTCTTCACGCGCTGAGGACGGGACAATGGTTATCACCTCGGCTATTTGGCGCGAGTTGAGCCTTGTCCCCATACCTGCATTCAGCGGTGCTACTATCACAGATGTGGCTGCTTCCGCGGACACAACTCCCGACGAAATCTTAGTAACAGAACCACAAGTCGAGGAGACCATCGTGTCAGAACACATCGAAGCAGCAGCACCCGAAGCAGCCCCATCAGCACCCACTATTTTCGCTTCGGCTAAGCGTCCAGTACGTTTGCCTTCTGCTGGCGAGTGGATGGCCGCTTACCATCAAGGCGGAGAAACTTTCGCTAAGGTCAACGCATCGGTGACCGAATGGCGTACTGAGAACCAGTCCACCTATGAAGCTGCTGCAGGCGATGTCGCCACCACCTCAACTCCAGGATTGTTACCCGTTCCAGTGTTGGGACCGTTGGTGCAAAATATCAACTTTGTGCGACCTGTGGTCAATCGCTTGGGCGCTCGCGCATATCCTGACGGTGGCGCACAAAAGACTTTCGTTCGTCCGACCATCACGACCCACACGACCGCAGCTGCACAGTCAGCCGAGTTTGATGCAGTGTCCGCAACCACAATGGTGATCGCATCAAATACGATCAGCAAAACCACTGTTGCAGGTCAGGTCAGCCTCTCAATGCAAGACATCGACTTCACGTCACCTGCAGCAATGCAGTTGATCATGGCCGACCTTATGGGCGAACTCATGCTCAAAACTGACGACATTGCAGCCGACGCACTTCTCGCAGCTGCAACCTCATCGGGTGTATGGGACCTCACTGCAGTTGACTTGATGAAGTCCATCTACGACGCTGCAGTTGATGTCAGCAACGGAACCAACTTCTTCCCCGACACAATTTTTGTCAGTCCCGACGTTTGGGGGCAGCTCGGGCAGGTCGTGGACGGCTCAAACAGGCCGTTATTTCCATACGTTTCGCCGGGCGCTGGTCTAGTCGGTCAGAACTCACTCGGTGGCGGAAACGCAACCACATGGGTCGGCTCCAACCCGCTCGGACTTGAGATCGTCGTGGACAGCAACTTCGCTGCCAAAACCATGGTCATTACAAATGCTGGCAAAGCCTTCGAGTATTACGAAAGTATCCGCGGAATCATGTCCGTAGAGCAGCCTGCGACTCTCAGTCGTTTGTTCTCGGTTCATGCTTACGTCAGCACCTTCGCTGCCGTGTCGGGCATGATCCGCAAGATCACACAAGCCTGATCGGAGGCCGTCGTGACGGCAACATACACACTGCAAACCGCGGTCATCGTTCCGGGTTATGTGTGCGTAACAACGCTCACCCCGAACGAGATCGTGGTCGGTGCAACGATCACTGTCGCAGGATGGGACGATCTATACAACGGTGTCAAAACTGTTTACGGGCTACCCCAATATTTGCCGATCAATGTTGACACTGAAGGGCTTATCGAGTACGACACTTCGTATCCTCTTGCCAATGCGGTCATGTGGGCGGAGACTCAAACCCCTGCAGAGTTGCATGCAATCACGGGAACTGTCAGTTTCACGCAGACGTGTACTTGGATCACTGCTGAAGATATTGAAACGTATTTGACTGTCCCGTTATTGGGTGTGTCCGATATGGTTTTCTTGACTCAGTGTGCGTCAGCTGCGAACGCATTCTGTTTTCGTCGCCGTCAGGAGTCGGGTTACATTGACTCGCTTACGACTTCGCCGTCGGGTGACGTCACTTTAGGGACGATCATGTACGGCTCGGCCCTGTTCCGCCAAAAAGGTTCCATAGACCAGTTTGCCTCATTCACTGACATGGGCACAGCGCCCACTGTAGGGCTCTCAGGCATCGTCAAACAGTTGTTAGGTATCAACAGACCACAGGTCGCCTGATGGCTATTTCAACTGCTCCTATCGTCTATGACGACACGATCACCTACAACGAAGCAGGTGTTGTTTATGACCAGTCGGCTTACACAGATTTTCTCAACGATGCTTTTGATGATCTGGTCACTATTCTGCAAGGCATCACGGGCCTGCGCGTGGTTGACGATCCTCGCAATATCGCTCCACCTTGCGCTTTTGTGGATGCTCCATCCATCGAGTCGTTCAATTACAACATTGTCAAAATGAACTTCCCCGTGACATTGATTTCTACGGGCCCCGGCAACCTTGACGCATTACGCCAACTGCTCAATTTGACAGCTGCACTGATCACCAAAAACATTGCGGTCATGTCGGCCCAACCAAAAGTGGTCACGGTCGGCGGTCAAGAGTTCGCGGGTTACGAAGTCATCATCCCATTACAAGCACAGAACGGATAGCAATGGATCGTTACGTTATTACTTCAAGTCGTGTCGGTGAGATCGGGACAGCGTTTGTTGCTCAACCGTCTGATGACATTGAATGGTTGCTCGCTGGAGGGTTTATTCAGCGTTCCGACACTCACCCGTCGAAGGGTGCTAAATTAGCCAAGAAGCCCGACGCGACCGAAGCACAGAAAGATTGATCCGTCATGGCAACAAGTACAGTCCTCTCCAATCCAGTATTCAAAATCGGTGCCGTGGACCTGAGTGATCAGGCGACTTCGGCAAGTTTGTCGCAGAAAATCACGGCTCTGCAAGGAAATGGCTTCGGTAGTGCTTCAATCACCTACACGGCAGGCTTGCAAGACAACACTTTGAGCGTGGACCTGTATTGGTCAACAGTTGCAAGCGAAACCTATGCAACTCTCAAGGCTTTAGTCGGCACTCAAATCGCTTCAATCACCATTCAGGGTTCGTCGGCTGCCACTAGCGCCACCAACCCAATCGGTACTTTGACCAACTCATATCTCGCCGAACTTCCCGTAACGTACGCTCTCGGCGAATTAACGAAATGCACCGTTCAATTTATGGGCGGATCGTTTGCTTGGACTGAAGTTTAAACAACCCCTACAGAAATGAGCCCGACATGAAACTCACTATCCGTTTTGATATCGGATACGGACCCGCCATTATCACGACAACGCTCGCAACATTGGTCGCGTGGGAACGCAAATTCAAAATGAAAACCAGCGACCTCGCCGATAACTTCGGTATGGAAGATATGGCTTTTATGGCTTGGCATTCAGCCAAAGTACAAACCGATCACGGGCAGTCCATCCCGGTGGAGTTTGACTCTTTTGTCAACAAACTGATTGACATTGAGATAGTGAACAGTGAAGAGGGAAAAGTTATCCCGACGGAAGTTTCCGACATTCACTAGCCCAACTTCTTGTCACTACAGGCTGGTATCCGAGTGATGTAGTCTTTGATGTTGACGACCTCCTGACAGTCGCAGAGATCCTGAAGGAGAGGTGACATCGTGAGTTTGGAAGTTCAGGGCCTCGAGTCCACTCTTAAGGCGTTGCAGAAGATACAGCCTGAGGTTAAGAAGCAGTTCTTTAAGGATGCTAAGCAGATCGTGAAGCCTGCAGTGGATGAGGCTAAGAATGCGTATCGTACCGATTACCTCTCTGGTATGTCTCGCGCGTGGAAACCTAAAGACCGTCCGCAAGTGTTCCCGTGGGATCAGTCTGCAGCTTCCAAAGGTGTCGCAGTTTCCACATCTTTGTCTAAAAAGCGTGATGCAGTATTGACGATCATTCAGAAAGATATCGGCGCGTCCATTGTGGACATGGCAGGCAAGAAGTCTGACAAGCGCGGATTTGGCTCTCATTTGACTTCTAAGGCTCTCGCCCCGTCGCGTGTGATGTGGAGATCATATGAGCAACACGCGGGCGATATTGAGGCTCAGATGCAACTATCGGTCAATCAGGTTATGAAGCGTATTTCTGCGATAGAGAAAATGGTGATCCTCTAATGGCTATTCGTATTCCGATTATCACTGATCTTCAGGACGAGGGTTTGAAGCGCGCCAAACTTGCTTTTGGTGATTTCAAAAAGTCTGTCGCTGATGCTCAAGGCGGAATGAATAAGTTTAAGGCGGGAACTAAATCAGTATTTGATTCAGTCAAAGCAAATGCAGGTACTTTTGCTATTGCTGGTGCAGCTGCTTTTGCTACGTTCGCTGCTAAAGGAGTCAAAGCATTTCAGGATTTGGCTTTAGCATCAGGAAAGTTTGCTGATGCCACAGGGTTAGCAGTCGATCAGGCTTCCCGTTGGATAGAAGTTTCGGGCGATATAGGTATCGGTTCTGAGACTGTTCAGGCTGGTATCAACAAGATGAACAAGGCGTTGGGGACATCGCCTCAATTATTCAAAGATCTTGGAATTGAAGTAACAAAGACAAGTACTGGCGCAACCGACGTTAATCAGACTTTTCTTAATGTTATTGACAAACTTAAAGGGATTAAAGATCCAGCGGTACGCGCCAAAGTAGCGACACAGTTACTTGGCAAGGGCTGGATGGATATGGCCGAACTGATCCAAGTTGGTTCGGTTGGTCTCAAAAAGTCTTTAGACGGTGTTTCTAAATCAAAAGTTATTAGTGCTGAGGAACTGAAAAAGGCTAAAGACTTCCGTAAAGTCATGGACGACCTCAAGGATGTGGTAGAGGATTTGTCTTTGTCAATCGGTCAATCTTTGGTTCCTGTTTTGAGTGATCTTGGAAAAGTTATTAAGGCCGGGATGAGCGTCCGCAACGTGTTCAAGAGTATCCCGGGCGCGACTTGGATGGCCGAAAACTTGTCACCACTAGGTTTGACCATAAACGCCTTAGGTGGTGTTAAAGACGCAATCAGCGGAGTTGTCGGATGGTTCAGTAATTCGTCTCCAAAGATTGAAGTCTTTGCTGAGGACATGAAATTGGCTCGTGATGAGGCAGAAATGTTTGCTGGTCTTATTCGCAAACAAACAAACCCGCAACTTGACGCTATGGCCCAAAAGTTAGTCAACGCTAAAACTGCAACAGACAACGCGACTGCAGCATGGGCTAATCTTCTTGGCAAATTCCAGACTCAAGTTGATCTTGACAAATTGGATGCCGACCTCATGAAGTTGCGTGAAACTGCCATTTCTGCCTTTGGTGGTAGCAAGGAAGAACTCGACGCATTTCACGAACAGCAACTTGTAGTTATTCAAGACTTTGAAACAATGAAATCGGCTTTCCCGCCCTCTCTAACAACCACATTGACTATTGAACTCAACAGCATGGATCTTGAACGACTTGAGCGTGCAGCTTCTTTAGTTAAGTTTCTGAAGGCTGGTATCGGTTCCAACGGTAACGATGCTTCTATCTACCGTCGCGTATCTGCACCAATCGTGTCAGGCGCTCGTGCCACTGGTGGACCTGTCATGGCAGGCAAGTCGTATCTAGTCGGAGAGCGAGGACCCGAACTATTCACACCCGGAACCTCAGGGGGTATCACATCAAATAGTGCAATGAATAATGGAACAACAATTAACGTCACTGTCAACGGTGGCGACCCCAACTCAATCGTCAGAGCCCTCCAACAGTATGTTCGGCAGTCAGGCCCTGTGCCCGTAAACACTCGAGCGATGTAATGCCTAAAGTCTCTTGGAAACTGATACAAACATCGTCGCTACTGGATGTCAGTTCGTCCATCCTGTCGCTCAACTATTTTTCGGGTCGCCACAATTATTTGGACAACTATCCCGGTGGCGTACTGAATGTGACCTTAAATAACAACACGAACATTGCGGACAGTTTTGTCCTGAACGATATTTGGGAGTTGACCGCAAGCACCTATACGGGCGCTCAACGCTTTTGGGTTCAAGGTGTCCAGTTGGACGATTACCCTGGTGGCACAGGGCTCTCAACAGTCACTGTGCAACTCGCCGATATGTTGGCTCGTAATGGTCGCATTTTGCGTAATGCGGTGGCAATCAGTCAAACGTCAACTTCTGCTCAGGCGACCATCGTAACAACCACTTATACACCATCGTCAGGGAACGTCTATGTTGTTTCTTCTGGTAGTTCTACAGCATCGGGAACGACCTACACGGGTTCAGTAGGCAACTATCTAAACTACCTTTTTAATACTGAACGCGGAGTTATCGGCTTCTTTCAAGAATCATTATTGTTGAACAGTCGGAGCAACGTCGCTGCTTCGACTTCTACTTATACGTTCAGTCGCAACGACTCCACAGCGACCGCCCTGATGTACAACGACATCACTCGCTACAAAGCCAACCTCAACTTCTTTAACAGCTGCACCGTGTCCTCTGCTGGACTTGCCGACCAGACAGGCACAAACGCCGACTCCATCACCACATATGGCCTCAACGGTATGACGGTGACGACCGTTGACTATTCAGAACCTCAAGCGTTAGGCAACGCCCAATGGGTAGCCAACAGTCAATCCGATCCGCTCTCACAAACTTTCAGTGTCAACATCTTTGATATCCCACAAGTCAAGGCTGCACTACAGGGACTCCTTGTCGCTTTCTTTGGGTTCAACGCAGCGATCAGTAAAGTATGGCGACTTAACTACCGTGTACCCGGTGAGACTTCAGATACGACCGTGGATGTCGTTATCGAGGGTATCGGCATCAATGCGACCCCTCAACAAACCGACTTTCAAGTGTTTATGTCGCCTCTCGCCTTGTACCAATACTTCACTTTAGATAGCAGTCTTTTAGGAGTTTTGGGTGGCGGACCCATTACCTACGATCAAGCGACAATCGTGTATGATCAGACTGATTGGATCTACGACGACACCAATGTTGAACAAGGCTCGAGACTAGGCTGGTAACCCAAAATGGCTATTACATATCCGACAACGCTGGATACTTTCACTAACCCAACGACAACAAGTCTGTTGACTTCACCGTCGCACGCTCAACAGCACTCCGATATTAACGACGCGGTCGAAGCGTTAGAAGCCAAAGTTGCGGTGGGCAACACGGTTTTGGGAACCTATACCTCGTACACGCCAACTTTTGCAAACGTCACGGCAGGCAACGGAACCTCTACGGGCGCGTACTGTCGCGTCAATAACTGGGTTCACTATTACGGAACTTTCACTTTGGGCTCTACCTCATCGGTCACTGCTGGTATCACAATCAACCTGCCGATCAACATTAACGCTGATATGGCTATCACCACCATGAATCTAGGCTTAGTTTCTTTCTATGACGCATCAGCGACGACAGTGTATTCGGGTGTCGCACGATATAACGGATCTGTTTCAACTTTGACCGCATCAGTACAAAACGCTGCAGGAGCATACCTACAAAACCAAAACGCCAACCAAACAGTCCCAATGACTTGGACAACTAGCGACATCATCACTTTCAACCTGTATTACAGAGCAGCATAATCATGGCGATAACGCCCAATGACGCGTTCGTTGCTGGTCAAGTCCTTTCCAGTACAGAGTGCAACAATTTCCCTCGTGGGGTCATGGCTTTAGCGACCTCATCAACGAACTACACACTGACGACAAGCGACGCAATCGCAACAGGTATGACCCTCAACTTTACTGCTGAAGCGAACCGCAACTACAAAATCACTTACATCGAATCGGGTGTCAATACCCCATCTGTCGCTTCAGGTTCCACTACCTTGCGTATCCGCCAAAGTACGTCACTCGGCGCATTGGGCGCACAGTTAGGCATCGGATACATTCAGACACCCTCAGCGACCCTCATTATCGGTTCTGTCATATGTCAAGCGATCGTCACCTACACGGCTGGAATCCAATACATCATCGGTTCCGCGATCACATCATCTACGACTGGTACACCACTTTTGTATCGTGCTGCAGGCGCATATTCCCTGCTGATGGTAGAAGATATTGGTACGGCCTAATGAAAAGCCTTGCCATCGTCGTCGGGCTTATTGCAGCTATATGGGTTTGGATTTGGGCATGAACATTGCGAACCCATCAAAAGCATTGATCGCTCTGGTTGCCTTGATCGGAATGATCGTCCTGATGGCTACTGACGGAATAGACCGTCAAGCGGGAACTAACGTCATTGTGGCTATTACGTTTTATTCCATCGGAAACGGTGTGGGCGCAAAAACTAATACGCCAGTCGAACCCATCATCGGAAGGAAAGAAAAGAAATGAAACAGACCGTTTATGCAGTCTCAACTACTGCCGTGAAAGTACGTTCTGCCAATGCAGAACAAGCAACGATCTATTTGCGATGTCAAGGTAACGACACCTATGTTGGCGGTTCAGACGTGACTGCGTCAACTGGTCTCAAATTGACTAACGCAGCCACTCAAGAATTGGTTATCCCAAATCAAGAGGAACTGTATGCAATCGTTTCAACAGGTACTCATAATCTTGTCGTACTTGAGCCCGTAAACTAATGACTACCTACCCGGTACTGCCAATCATTTTTCCGACTGATCTCACAGGTCAAAAGAACGGTTACATCACAGCTGCAGTATTGCGGACCGTACAGAAACCTCAAGGCAAAATGGAAAAGCACGCTGCAACCGCTTGGAACTGTCTCCAACTCGCTGCATACTTCAGTCACTTAACACTCAACCAGTCAGGCGCATACCGTCCCTATGCCCAACAGTTAGCACTGTTCAACACTCGTTACTCCACCACAGATTTGGGCCGTGTCCCTCAAGTGACTCGAATATGGCAAGGCAAAGTTTACTATTTGAAGCCCGGTATGAGTCCCTGTTCCACACCCGGTAACAGTGACCACGGTTGGGGATTGGCGATAGACGCGGCGAACTGCACCACTGGATCACCATTGTTGGCATGGCTTTTAGGCGACGGTTTTAGTACTTGTGAAGCCCTCAAATATGGGTTTACTTGGCAGGTGGCCGACTCTAAGAATCCGAACTTTGAACCGTGGCATCTCCAGTACGTCACAGGCGATACTTGGACTCAGGGTGTGCAGGACATGATCAAGGTGTTCCCTAACCTCATTGCGTAGGTGCTTGACTTCCGACTTGTGAGTCGGTAAACATACTCCCGACCTCGGAAACCCGACTCAGGAGGAATGATGCAATTAGACTTATTTGCTATGCTGGAAGCACCAGCCGAACTGCTCAAATATGAAGCGTTCAAGGAAGCGAACCCGTGGGTTCTGCCCCGATTGACTCGAATGTCTCACGACCTAAGAAAGCGCGGTCATCGTCAATATGGCATCAAAGCACTCATTGAAGTGTTGAGATGGGAACACTCTTTGACTCACGATCCGTCTTGTGAGTTCAAGTTCAACAACAATTACTGCCCTTTTATGGCACGCGAAATAATGAAACATGAACCGATGCTTGAAGGCTTTTTTAAGATCCGCGAATCAGTCGCGGACAGATCAGAGGACTACTAATGAATCTACGAAAATATATTGTACTTGTCGTTGTCACCTATGGGATGTGTGCATTATGGGCTTTCACAGGCTCCAAAATCTCATCAGATACCCCTACAACGCTCTCAGAGCGCCCCAAAATCACTTTAAGCACATTGAGTCCCGAACAACTCCACGACCGCGCAGAAGCCCTGACCGCAACAACAACTTCGACGACCAGCACCACATCCACGATCCCGCCGACAACCATCGCACCCGTCAACGCGGAAACCAAATGCCAAGAATGGTTCCCTGTAGCGGTATCTGTCGGGTGGCCCAACGACACCAAAACCTTACAAAAACTTGGGTTGCTTATTTGGGAACAGGCCCGTTGCCTCAACATCGTTAAAGGCGAACCCCACTGGAACGGTCACGATTGGGGCCCAACCCAAATCAACTACACTGCGCATCACAAATGGGTTGAACAACTGTTCAATATGCCTTTTGAAGAATCCATGTCAGACCCGACTCTCAACCTCAGATTTGCTTTTCTTCTCTACAACTCGAGAATTGAAGCGGGAAAATGCGGTTGGAAACCGTGGTCTTTGTGCTGAATGTTTATCGTCCCGACTGGCAAGAATCAGCAGCTTGTCACGATCTCCCACTTGACCTATTTTTCCCGTCCAGTGGTGTTGAATCGTTACGCAACATTAACGTCATTAAACCGTTCTGCCTAGCGTGCCCGGTACAGGTCGAATGCCTCAATTATGCCCTATCGCATCCTGATGAACGTGGGATTTGGGCTGGCACTACCGAGAACGACCGACGCAAAATCAGGTCCAAGAATCAAAAGTCAAGATTGGACGCAAAACCGTTTAACAACAAAGATGCCTTACCCATCGCCTATAGTGACGGCAAATACCGACAAATTAAGGAGCCCCGACCGTGATGTCCCAAATAGAACAAATGACCGCCCTGATCAGTAAAGCGGAAATAGCAATGAAGGCTGCGACTTGGGAGATTGAACGCCTCAAAGATGACGTAGCGATGCTTAGAAGGACTTTGATGGAGTTGGCTTATACCGCTGAGGAGAACGGTTTATACCTGTCGAATCTGACTAAAGGCAGTCAAGACACTATTGTCGCTATGCGTCTGGGCGGGTTCAAATGAAGATGACAAATTGTCAGATTTGTGACAATGAACTGACGACCGCTGACGTTCGTATGCGTTACGAATTGCGCGGTATCTGTTTACTTTGTGCCGAGGAAGGCAAGTTTTACGGGATGACAGTTGAGGAGACCGCCCGTTGCATTGCGATGCTTCGAGTCATTAGAGCCGAACAAAAAATGACTTCATTTCAGCGTCAACGACAAAAGGACATGGAAACATGAGTTTCAACCCAGCCGACTACGCCGAAGTAGCAGAACGACTCCCCCTGTTCTGGAAAGACTGCCCACGCGGACGCATCATCACCGAAATCATTGTGGACGACGGAACACGCATCGTCATGCGCGCCGAACTATACGCCGACATCGCTGACCTAGTACCAACCACTACAGGCTTCGCTGAAGAGATCCGAGGCTCATCAATGGTCAACAAAACGAGCGCACTCGAGAACTGTGAAACCTCCGCTATCGGACGCGCCCTAGCGAATTACCAGTTCCAAGGCTCTAAAAAGCGTGCTTCACTAGAAGAAATGGTCAAGGTGTATCGGCAAGGCGAACAGGCCGTAGATGCTCCAGCAGCTGCGCCTCGCCTACAGTCACTCGGCTCTATAGCGGAACCGCCAACCGCCAAACAGTTAGCAATGCTGAGGGCTAAGGACTATCAAGGAAAAGCACCAACGACTAAGCGTGAAGCGTCACAGATCATAGACAGGTTGATGAACGGTGGCTGACCCATCCGAAGCCGAGTTCCAAAAGGCAGTTATTACCCTGGCTAAATTGCATCGCTGGAAAGTCATGCACACCCAACCCGCACAAATCCGCCCGGGTAAATGGATCACACCAAACACAGGCGATCAAGGCTTCCCCGATCTCGTCATGGTCCACCCAACTCGTGGGTGTATTTATGTCGAATTAAAAGCAGCGAAAGGAGTCGTTTCAGATACGCAGTGGGATTGGATCAACACACTGGAGGACGCAGGATGCGAAGTCCACGTCTGGCGACCTAAAGACTTAGACAAGATCAGCGAACGACTATCAAGGAAACCCGATGACCAACAATGACTGGCGCGAGCCCCTACACCCACTCAAAGTCGTAATAAGTGACTCTGACGCATACCGAATCCACCCGGTATTCGCAGTCCGCTTCCAAGACCGCGACATGGAATACTTGACCATCAACGGAATGTTCCTGACATCGGAAGACATCATGTACGCCCAATATTTCATGAACGGCGAATGGACGACTATCAAGTCAGTATCCCGATCAACGGACGTTCCAACATCTAGCACCTAGCCCGCGTCTAATATCTGACAGTCGGGTCAGCCGTGAACACTGACCCGACACCCCCTACAACTGAATAACGAACAGGACTAGAGAGTCCACTAGCCCTTGCAGGAACCTGAAGCCTGCTGTGGGAACACTCGGTAACGAGGGTAGACGCTCACGCCTAGTGAGCGATCAGCGTTCCCTAACGCAAAGGCGACTGGTTATCCACCGAACAAAACTAGACAGGCTTCCAGAGCGAGACATCGCCAAATAGTGGGGGACACAAACCACCCAAGCCTGTTACTTTAGAATGAGGACAACCGAGCAAGTGCCCTTCTTGCTTGGGCGTCAGTATCACTTGACCTAAGCCCTTGACCTAAGGAGTACCCCGACATGACACCACGTCACTACACCACCAAACAATACAAAACCAACCGCGCACAAATACTCGCAGACAACCCAACCTGCTACATCTGCGGACGACACGCAACAACCGTAGACCACCTACTCGAAGTAGACAGAGGAGGCACAGACGACCCAGAAAACCTCGCACCCTGCTGCACATCATGCAACTCACGACGCGGACAAAAATACGGCGAAGAAAAGAAACGCGCACAAAAAAACGGCTCCGACTTTTTTACTGTCGCAACGATTGAC